GTAGAAAATTTATTTGGTGAAACACCTAGCGATAGTGGTGTTTTAACTTTAGAAGGAAACACTATAGAGTATAATGTTGTAGACGGAATTATAACTTTAAAAATAACAGACTCAGATGGTAATACGACAACTATATCTCTCCCTATCGGTAGTTTTACTTTCTAGTTGCGCGTTAATAATAGACCCCTTAGAAAACAACCTACCCCCATTACAAAAGATAGAAAAGCCAGAAATAGGTGCATTGCTTGTACCTGAACTAGCAAACATACAAGCAAACAACAAAGTAAAACCAGTCGTAGCTATATACCAAGGTTCTTTTACAGATCAAACAGGGCAAAGACGAAGTAATAGTTCTTATGCAACCTTTTCATCTGCGGTAACACAAGCACCAGACGCATATCTTATTAGAGCTTTAAAACACGCAGGTAGTAGTAAAGATGGTTTTTTTGATGTGGTTGAGCGTGTTGGTTTAGACAATGTAACCAAAGAACGACAGATAATAAGAAGCGCTAGACAAGAAAACAAAGAAAAACAAAAACTACCAGATTTATTGTTTGCTGGTTTGATAATGCAAGGTGGCGTGATATCATACGAAAGTAATGTAAAGTCTGGCGGTGCAGGTGCTAGATACTTAGGCATTGGAATGTCTAGGCAGTATAAGCAAGACACCGTAACCATATCTTTACGCACAGTATCTGTAAGTACAGGTAGAGTGTTACTAGAAGTATTAGTAACTAAAACGATATTAAGTGCATCTATCGATCAAGATATATTTCGTTTTATTACTGACAATACCGAACTTGTTGAAATAGAAAACGGTTTAGTCAGGAACGAGTCAATCAATATAGCACTACAAACAGCAATAGAAACTGCTGTATTAGAAACAATTAAGGAAGGAACAACCAGAGGATATTGGAATATTGATGAACAAATTAAAACTATTGATTGCGACAATGATTGTGTTGCCTTTATACGCGGCTGATAACGAAATATATATAGACCAAAGCGGTTCTACAGCAAACATAGACTTAGAACAGTTAGGATCATCTAACATTATTGGAGGCCTAAACTCTGTTGCAGGCACACTAACAGCATTAGATTTAGATGGTATTAATCTAACCTTAGACATAAACCAAATAGGTAATACTAATAAGTTTCTTGGTGATATCTATGGCGATAACGTAACAGGATTCTTTGAGTTTGATGGTGACAGCAACACCTTTACTATACAAGGCGATCCAGACAATACCTATGGTATTGATAACTCAGACTACAACGTAGATGTAACTGGTAGCTCTAATACATTCACACTTGATACAGGTACAACAGCATTAGCTTCTGGTCTTGACTTAGACTGGATAATCAACGGCGACAGCAACACATTTGATTTTGATATAAACTATGATGGTGCTACTAACTATGTAGATGTAGATGGAGATAGCAATACAATAAACTTTACAGGAAGCGGATATGCAGGTGGGTATTTCTATCTTGACCAAACAGGAAACAGTAGAACATTCAATATCATACAGTCATCAACTCTTGCTGCTGATTGGCTACAGATTAACTCTACTGGTTCTAACGGTACTGTTTGTGTCGTTCAGAACGATGGCGGAACAACCACCAGCTGTTGATATAGGAAACATATCTGAACTAAATGGTTCAGCACAGATACTAAGAGACAAGCCTTATGAAGCAAAAGAGTCTTTTGATATACAACAAAATGATGAAGCAATTACGACTAATGGTCGTATGGCTATTACGTTCCTAGACGACTCCAAGGTAAGACTTACAGAAAACTCTCAGCTAACCATAGACGAATACATCTTTGACCCTAACCCTAGTAAATCTAAAATGGCTATTACCTTTGGTCTTGGTACAGCCAGGTTTATTACTGGCGGTTTAAACAAGATAGATAAAAACAATATAGATCTTAAAACACCCACAGCAAACATAGCAATTCGTGGTACTGATTTCACAGTTACGGTAGATGAAATTGGCAGGTCTTTGCTTATACTTTTACCAGATGAATTTGGTAATTCTAGTGGTGAGATATTAGTAACTACAGCTATGGGTACAGTTACACTTAATAAACCTTACGAAGCTACAACAGTAGATGTCTTTGAAAAATCACCTAGCTCACCTGTAATCTTAGACTTAACGCTAGACCTTATAGACAATATGCTTATTGTTAATCCACCTAAAGAAGAGGTGGCTATAGAAGAAACAACACAAACCAAAAAGAAAAACATATTAGACTTTGATGGTTTAGACGAGAACTTTTTAGAAGAAGATTTTTTAGACTCAGAAAAAGAACTAGAGTTTACAGAGTTAGATATAAACTATCTTGATGTAAACTTCCTGGAAGATTTGCTAGATGTCATAGACGCACTACAAGAAATACAACAAGAAGATCAGTTAGCACAAGACGCTACATCTACTAATATTGTTGGTACTAAACTAGGTCAAGACTTAGGCACCCAAATAACATCTTTTATAACAGGAGAAGTATTAACGCTTATGCGTAGTGTTAGCGATACAGCTAGAGTGGATATAGACTCTGCTGGTAGTTATACTGTTATCTTTATACAAGATGGTGCATCCAATATTATTAAAATAAATGGTGGTACTGGCGGCACTATAAAAATCACTCAAAGTAATTAATGAAGCGACTACTATTCACCATACTTATAATATTAGTGTTGCCTGTCTTATATCAGTCAACGCCAACAGAAACACTAAAGCTAAAAGTATTTGATTATCTTGTACCTAAACAAGATCCTTCTGGTTACTTTACTATTTTAAACATTACCGAAGAAGATATAGATGCAGAAGGCGGTTGGCCTATACCAAGACAAAGACTAGGAGAAATACATAAACAGATTATAGATGCTGGTGCATTGGGTGTGGGTTGGGTTGTTAGTTTTCCGCATCCAGATAGATTTGGTGGTGATGAATTTTTTGCGGAGTCGTTAAGATATGGTACATCTATTTTGGCTTCATTTGAATACCCAAATCAAATATACCCAAAAACAGTTGGTACGGTTATCAAAGGACCTGATGTTGGTGGTATGCTTTCCAAGGGTGTAGTACAGAATACTCACAACCTTAGAACTAACTATATACAAGAAGGTATATCTGCTGCACCCACCGATGTTGATAATCTAGTCAGACGAATACCCTTACTACTTAAAACACCAGATGGTTATGTTTCTTCTTTTGGTACAGAGGTATTAAAAGCATTAACAGGTGCAAGAACCTACATTATAAAAACTAATGATAATGGTATACAGGAAATATCAGTCAAAGGAATACCACCGATCAAAACAGATAGTCTTGGTCGCAAGTGGATTAGTTGGGTAGACACATTTCAAACAGATTTACAAGAAATGAATGTTGCTGGTAAGTTTGTATTTCTTGGAATTACTGCGCCAGGAATCATGCCACAAATTGCAACGCCGACTGGATTATTAGAACCACACAAAATTCAAGCAGCATTATCTGAGTCAATTCTTATAGAAAACTCTCCAAGGATTCCAGAATGGTCATTGGCAGCCGAAATTTTAATTTTTGGAATTTTCGTGTCGTTGACGTGGCTTGTAATCAATTATCTCGGTGTGGTTAAGGGTCTAAGTATCGCTGTAATTTTGCTCTTCACCACAGGCTTCTTAGGAGCTTTTAGCGTTCAGAAAGGTTATTTGATAGATTTTTCATGGACTTTTATCTCACAAATCATAACTTCTACTGTTGCCTTCTATATTAACTACAAAAAGCAGTATAAATTGCGTCAACAAATTAAAAAACAGTTTGAACATTACTTAGATCCAAGACAAGTAAAACAATTACAAGACAATCCTAGTTTGTTAAAACTTGGTGGTGAGAAAAAAGAAGCAACATTTTTATTTACAGATGTTAGAGGTTTTACATCTTTGTCAGAAAAATTAGAACCAGAAGAAGTAACTGAAATTATGAACAAGGCTTTGACCATACAATCAGACGCTGTGCAAAAATATGGTGGCATGGTAGATAAGTATATTGGCGATGCAATGATGGCTATATTTAATGCACCTATAGATTTACCAGATCATAGAAGTGCAGCTGTACAAACTGCTATAGAAATAAAAGAAAACATGAAGAAGGCGGACTTAGGTATAGATATTGGTATAGGTATTAATACTGGTGAAGCTGTTATAGGCAACATGGGTAGCGATACTAGATTTGATTACTCTGCTATTGGAGACTGCGTAAATACAGCGGCAAGATTAGAGTCTGCAACCAAAGAAGTAGGAAAAGACATATTGATTGGTTATTCTACTGCCATAGATTGTAAATTTAGGTTAAAATTATTAAAACCGATAAGTGTTAAAGGCAAAAGCCAAAAACTATCGATATATACAGTACAGGAGTAAACATTATGCCAAAAGGAAAAGGAACATACGGAAGTAAAGTAGGTAGACCACCAAAGAAAAAAACAAAGAAAAATAAAAAATGATTGACAAGCTAATAGGTCCAGTAAGTGACATAGTAAACAAAATGATTCCTGACAAGGACTTGCAGGCTAAACTAAACCATGAACTTAAAACCGAATTACATAAAGCAAATATGGCTCAAGTGGAGATTAATAAAATTGAAGCTGGCCATAAGTCTTTATTTGTTGCAGGGTGGCGCCCATTCGTGGGCTGGACCTGTTCTATTGCTATGCTTTATCACTTTTTGCTTCAGCCTATTATTATCTTTGCACTCTCAGCATTTGGAATATCTTTTGTATTACCATCCTTTGACATGGGATCGTTAATGACTGTATTGATGGGTATGTTAGGACTTGGCGGACTTAGAACATTTGAAAAAACCAAAGGAGTTGCTAGATGAGTTGGGATAACTTTAAACTAGAAGAATTTGCTTGTAAGCATTGTGGTGAAAACAAAATAGAACATGAGCTTATAGATAAACTACAAGCACTTAGAACTGACTGTGGTTTTCCATTCAAGATAACAAGTGGTTATAGGTGTGCTGAACATCCTGTAGAAATAAACAAATCAAAACCAGGCACACACGCCGTTGGTCTAGCGGCTGACATAGGTGTTAGAGGTAAACAAGCATTAGAGATTATATCTAAAGCTACTAATTATGGTTTTACTGGTATTGGAGTCAATCAAAAAGGTGGTGCTAGGTTTATACATTTAGACATATCCAAAGATTCACAAGATCGCCCAAGGCCACATATTTGGAGTTATTAGCATGGACCCGATGATGTATTGGAACATAATCATTACTATAGTTTTTGCTCCTATAGTGCATAGCATTAGAACCAACGCGACAGAGTTAAAAAGAGTTGATATACTACTGAATAAGACCCGAGAGGAAGTAGCAAAAAATTATGTTACTAAAGAAGAGTTTGCAATAAGCATAGATAGGGTTATAGATCGTTTAGATAAACTAGACGCTAAAATAGACAAGTTAATAACAGGTTAATATGGCAATAGGAATACCCAATACAGAAATATTATTTGATTTAGAAGCTTTAGCAGGTTTACAAAATAAATTACCGCCTAATATAGCAAAAAATATTTCACAAATAAATTTACCTGTAATACAACCGACAACAGATCCAACATATCGTTCTGGTTTTGACTATGCGCGTTCTATAGCAGGCGGTATGCCAATGTCACAAGTTATTGCGCCAGGTGTAAGTTATTCTCCAGAACAACCAGGTGGTTATACACAAGCACAATTAAATACACCTGTTGGTACAACGCCAGAACCTACGCCTACTTATCAAGAACCCGATGACCCTAGCTTTTTGGGTACAGGTATTGGTGGCGTAAGAATACCAGTTGACAGAGATATGAA